CCAATAGACTGCCGTGTAAACTCATACAAATAGGTGTTATTCCTGTGGCAGCTAAAGGTTTTGCTGTTTGTCTTGAGCCTAAATACTCTATCACCAGGCTGTTGGTTATAATTCATGCGACCTGTCCCCTTAGTTGGCTGTACTCTTTGTTTATAAATGTCCACCGCTCATCTGTGAATGGCTCATACAGTGGGTGATGTGCCGAGCCTTTGCGGAGTTGCTCGCCTGTTTCGTGTGCCTCATCAAGCCTATCCATAATGACGCTCATAGCAGGTATACGGGGTGGTTCATACTCACCGTGTATCCAGTCATGTGTCGAGATTGGTATTTGCTCCTGATAATCTTCTAGGTCTCTGAGTGTTTGCGTGATAATAAAACGTGACATAGTTCTAGCGGTGAACCACATGTGATGATTATTTACTCTATTTGGTCGATACGGGTGCGGGGTGAAGAACTGGCTAGAGGGGACAACCAGCCCCCTCTCATCAGTAGGGTACTGGTTGAACCTCATACACTATTGCCCCCTTACCAGCGTTGCTTTTAGTGCCGAGAATGCCGAGGCAAGCGCTGCCGTGGCGAGGGCTATCAGAGCTACTCTAGCGTCTGACCAGCTACCTGCGTTTAGCACGTCTGTAATCCCTAGCAGGAACACTGAGAAGAACGTCTGCCAGAAGGTGTGAAGCGCACGTCGTAGCCAGTCTGGTAGGCTGACCCATAGAGCTTTTAGTTTTGCTGTCATATCTTTCTCCTTACTTAATTCTTAATTTCCAACCGATTTGTATTGCATTTTGGTTTTTGACAAGTGATGGATATTTAGTTTTATTAAGACTCACAAGCTTTGCTACGGTAGTTTTGTAGGCTTTAGCAATCTTCGTGAGGTTGTCACCGGCTTTCACCGTGTAGTAGCCTAGTATTGGCTTAGGAGCTTTGCGGCGGAGATACCCAGATACACGAAAACGGCTTACTCTTTGTAGCCCTATCTTATCTGTGCCAACTCCAAGCCCATTTCCACTACCACCATTTTGTGTAAGCGCTACAATAGTGAATGCGCTGGCGCTGTCAACGATACCAATATGGTTAAAACTGAATACCACGATGTCACCCTGCTTTGGCGAATGCAGCCTATTTATCTTGTCGAACTTCGCGAGAATAGCTGTGTGAGTATTCGTCCAATACTTTATGGCGTCACCGAATGAAGCATGAGGAATACCATGTACTTCTTTGAGATACTGCTTCACTAGGTCAACGCATTGGTATCTGCCCCAATCCGGGAAGCCATCAGTGTCAACGACTTTATCTAACCATTTTGTTCTGAATTGTGTGTAGTTCATAGAACCCCCTACTCTTTACATAATCGCTTTGTTTATTATGCTCGTAGCAATTGCTACAAGGGCTATGGTCGCTGCGCCAAATACTATCTTCTGAACAAGGCTCAAGGTCACGTTATTTTTGCCAATGTCATTGACACCAACTTGCATCGTGTCAACTTTCTTTTCAACATCATTTATCTTCTTCCAAATGCGCTCATGTTCTTCGTGGGCAGCTACCTTTACATCACTCAGCTGCTCAACAGTAGCGAAGTGCAGCATGAGGTCGGTCAGTTTCTTCTCTAGTTTGTCTTGCCCATGTTGAATAGTCGTCGTCAATACTTCGACTTTCTTCTCAAGCTCGCCAACTCTGTAGGATATTACTGAGCTAACTTCCTTCTCTTTTTGTATTTGAGGGTTAGTCATTTTTCTATATGCTCCTCATAGTGAGGGTGAGCGAAGCGAAGTCTTGTGATGTGAGGGTAAGTAGAAGTTGCATATTACCTAACCACCGATTGGGATTACTGATAATTTACGGTTAAGGAACGTGCCTGTGTTGGCGTTCACTTTATACTGAAGTGTGAATGTAGTGCTACCAGGAGTAAGACCTGTTAGCAGGTGGGTTGCGCCAAACTCTGCTACTTGAGAAATTGTTGCAGAACGGAACTGGATAGCCTTATTGTCAGTTGAAGCAACAGTGTTACTACCAGACAGGGCATAGCCAACCCAAACTCTTGAACCAGCGGTATCGTTTGCCATGTTTGCTGAAATATTCACTAGCACCTTCCCGCTTGCTGGTACGGTTACGGTGACAGCTGGGTTTGTTCCAGGAGTGCCAGCTAAGGTTGCTGTATATGATGTGCTTGTTGTGGTGCCAGTACTTGTTTCTTCTGCTACCTGCGCCCCAAAGTTCATTTTGTCTGGCGTTACTGCCCCATCAGCTAGCTTGGCTGTAGTGACGTTTAGGTCAGTTATTACATCTGTTGTGACAGCATTGTCTTTTAGTGTGCCGTCTTGGTTTAATGATGTTTGAATACCATTGATTAAACTATTTTCCCAGTACGAAGTAGGTACACATTCAATGAAATCCCCAACATCGTTACCGATGTCAGTATACCCAGGAGCAACAGTAAGATTAGTGAAGCTGTTAACCCCTACATTGACAAGCGCTTTATAGCTGACCAAATCAGAAACAGATACTTCGCCTGTTAATGGGTCAATTGTCTTCTTGTATGTGACGAAAAACACTGGAGTATCATCAGCGAATTTGCTAAGGTCATTTGCTTCAAGCACAGTTACGCCAGCAGTACGAGTAGTTTTTACAGTCGTTGCAATAGCATAGTCGCCGTCAATACTTGCTTTACCAAATAAATCAGTGATAGTTGCCATGACTTTTAGACTCCGTACCCGAGTTCATTCTCGGTCTTCTTCTTAATACCCAGGTCTTTATCATTGACTGCGATAGCGCGTACTGCAAGATTACCAGGCATATTTGTAGCACCTGCGGCAACTGGGGTTAAGCCAGTGCTATTAGCCCCGATACCGGTTGTGTCATATTTTGCAATATCTTGAGTATATGTACCGAGCTCAGGTGTTTCCATTGCTTTAGTTTCACCGGTATAACTTGGATTCATAAAGCTAGAGCCAGCGATAAGCCCATTGAGCCCATTTGCTTCACTCATTATAGCAGAGCGAGAACCAGTATCATCTACAGCATTATAGACATCAGCTTTCTTGTAGAGAGCATTTTGTTTCCCTTGTAAGTAAGCTTTTTCAGCTTCTCCGGCATCGTAACCATACTGGTCTTCAATCTTTTTCATATCATTTTCATTACCGGCGGTGTATTCGTTAAACGCAGTGTCAAGGTCACGGTTGCTAGTTGCTTGAGTAGCATTAGCTTTGCGATTGCTCATGTTAGCTGCATCAAGGATTTGACGAGTCAATGCACGAGAGCCACCAAGCCCCAGCGTAGATAACGAGCTTATAAGATTCTCGAGTGTGTTACGAGTGTTTAAGTCAGTGTCAGTTTTAGCACCTGCAAAATCTTGAAGAGTAGACAATTTCTCGCCTTGATATTTGCCTTCTTCTTGCTCCTTCTCTGTCTCTTTTTCGCGCTTGCTTGTGTCACGCTTGATGCCAGCCTTTTTCACTGACTGGTCTTTTATTGAAGCAAGTGAAGCAATCAGCGAATCAAGACTCTGTAATTGAGCAGTGTCGAGAACTTTAGCCGGTGCTGAATAACCACTAGATGAGGGAGCTACATTTGGGGTAGTAGTACCACTTCCAGCAACATTCCCGCCAGGGGCAGGGTCTTTAATTTGTGAGTAAAGACTAGTGCTACCGTTAGGTTGTTTTTCGCTAACAAAACCATCTGGTCGTGCCTCAATAGCCATACCCTGGTCAATGACACCAGCACTACTCTTAGTGTAGATGTGCCCGTTTTCTCCTATCCAATATACCGCGTCCATTTTTATATCTCCCTTTTTATTTTATTTGGCATATTTTTATAATTAAAGTATAGCATACCATTAAATTTTTATCACACCTTTTTGGCTCAAGAACTCAACGCCAACACCAATATAGGTGAACAACATGCTCAGGTGTGACAGCTCGAAATAGGTGTCTTTGGTATTAGTACGAACTGAGAAGCTAATATATGCCGCGTTCTTGCGAACTTTTTGGTCAACCTTCTTGTCTGATGGGTCTTTGAAACTCAAGAGGTCAGCAAGCGTTTCATCCCATGAGCGATTATTCCACGCACCCCGAGAAGTCAGAGTTCCATTAACCTGAATTGCGTCCCAGCCACTTTGAGAGTTTATAGTGCTAGACTCATTAAACTGTACAGTATCAGTTTTGATAATGTCCCCATTCTTAGAATGTATATTGACCTTCAATATAATCTGTCCTACAGCTTGGTCAAATTGCCAAATATTCTTGAGTAAGTGTACCCACTCAAGCTTGTTATCCTTAGCGAACGGAATCAACCCACTCTCAATGTAGCTCTCGAATGGCACACCCATGTCAGCGTGGGCATGTGACCCCTTATAATAGCGAAGTAGCTTGTTACCCTGTCGGATATAAAGACTGGGGCTTTCATTTTTGGTCGATGCCCAACGGAAAATACAGTCAGAGTCAATGCGCCAGATTGCCCAGATGCCACCATGTAGAATGTCGTATGTCCATATCTCGTTATTGGTCTGAGAGCCATATGCGACGCTCCAATGAAGCGCTTCGTCATAATAAGCTGAGTAGGTTTTAGATAGGTCAGATTGTGACAAATTAAGCACACGGTCGCGGATTGCTGAGCTAATAATATCAGTCGATTGGATGCCTGATACGTTTGGTTTGACACCCGTTGACTTGAAGCCGTCCATTGATAGGTAGTAGGCATTATTGTTGGCACGGATAACAGAGTACGGCGCATCTGTTCCGTCATCGCCTTCACGCTTCTTAAACTGATATGTGCCCGTGCTAAAGGTCTGCCCATTGGCTGTAATACTATTAGTCGTCGCGTATACATCCCAGATAGCGCCTAGCCCTGCCATTGTACGGGTCAAGAGGTTGATACAAGTCGTACCAGCGTTATCACGACCAAGGGTGATAGCCATTGGCTTCTCGTTACTGCCATTATTAATCTCATAGCTATCTGAGCCATTTGCTGAGCCAAAGTATAGCTCATTGCCAATATCACCACCCCATAAGACGAGTCCATTCTTATCAATCGCCCACAATCGACCAGAGATATTATTATAATAAACAGCCTCTTTGATACCCTCAGTCGTGTTTTCTACAGGAGCGCTCTGAAGTAATGTTTGCTCACCTGTATCAGTGTATTGTTTTTGAGTAATGGGTAATTTATCGACAATTTTAAAATATTCGGTATCAGTTGGTGCCCCCGTACCAGTCGAAACACTTGCGACAGCGATACCCCATCCTTCAGCATTTGGGTCAATTGTGAAGCTGGATATATCAATCATAACCGATTTAGCACCAGCCCAAGTGTCACGAATAGTCGAACTTATGACTTTCACAAAAGGGGTCATTTTTGTACTACCACCGATGCCATTAAAATAAACTCGGTAATAATAATCAATCGCTGCCGTTCCGATAAACCCTGCGGTAGTTGCAACAGGGGTAGCTGTAGGGTCAGCGACAAGAGAGAGCTGTTCAATGGTGTCAGTTTCAATATCATAATAGGTAAGGTTTACGATGCCATCACCCATAGCAACAACACCAGCGACTTGAGAGAATGATGGCACGGTGTCTTTGTCAAAAACGACTGTATCAAATTTAGTCCAATCGCTTAAATCAGCCTTTAGAACATAAAGCCAAGCGTCAACACCATCAGTGAAGATATTGAGCAATCCTTCACTATCGTCTGCTCGTTTGAAAGCAAAGTCACAACCAAGTGGAGTTAGCCCTTCTGGGAGGTCAGGAATACCACTCTGGGCAAAAGACCCACGAGGTCGCACTATAGCATCGTAATCGAATATAACATTGTAAGCGGTTTTTAGGGCGTCTTCCTGCATACGGCTTTTAGAGAAGTAGGATATTTGACCACGCTTCCAGTTGTCTAAATCTTTTACTTGGATGTCATCTGAGGATTTGTCTGCCATTTTTTTGTTTTTCCTACTTTACTCTTTCGATTATATCATTTCTTCGCCACGAATCACACCAACAATAGCAATCCGTGCAGCAATCAGCTCGTAGTACCGTTGGGTTACATCTTGAAGTTCGAGGGATACGAAGAATAGCTCATCATTGATGCGCTGCCATTCGTCTTGGAATTGTTCTGGTATTTGTTCGCTCATTAGTACGGCGTTGCTCCCCATGCGCCAGCTTGTTTTGTATAGGCTTTGGCAGCTATCCACGCTCCAGCTACTTTGACATAGGGTGTAGCGAGTACCCACGCGCCGCCAACTTTTACATGTATCTTTCCATCACCGCTCGGGGGTGGGGGGCTTTGCGCAAGGCCATCATTCAACCAACCTTCGATATAAGCCGTACTGTCAAACCATCCCTTTTCGGTGTACGCCTCATCGTAGACATACTTCATTGCTTAGCGCTCCATTACGGTGAGTTCACCGCTGTAGAATGTCGCTGTTGTAGCTGAGGCAAGATTACAGTGCAGAATACATGAGCCATTGTATATGCGTACACCAGGGTTAGGCATAGTTCTGGTAGCTGATATGTTTACGATTGTAGTGCCAATGGTGGCTACGTCCCTCGTAATCATCATGGAAACTGTGCCGGTGACGAGGGACGTACCAAGGGTGACAGACTGTATCGAACGTACCCCCTTATCACCTGCCTGGAGATTGAACCAGATGAGTGTTCCAATGTTTGGTGTTGCGGGAATTTGTGAACCTACGAGAGCTGATAGGGTGGCAGTTCTGCCAGCCGTACCGTCCGAGTTCGTGTATGCCACTGTGGTGTTTGTAATGACCGCCGCGTTGGTCGAAGCAGTTGTGAAGAGCATGGCAATCATGCAGCCCTCGCCGTTCGTAGAGCCATTTACATCTCTAGCGGGGAGCGCAGCCATTGAAATAGCCTGAGCGGTAGTTGTAGTGACTACCAGGCCAGAGTTTACCCACAGGCAGTCGAAAAATAGGTTCTGATGGTTGACGCTAGCGCCCATGATGACTTCAGTGACATAGTTGCCGCCGATTGCAGGGTTGCCGATAACCAAACAGCCATTATCTGTCGACGTAGTACCATCCGTGTTTCGTCCATTCACTCCTGGAGTCCCAGGTGCCCATGCACCAGGGAAGCCAGCGTCTTTCGATGTGCAGTACCAGTAGCCAACTGCATCGGCGGCTGTACCGTTCTTCATAAATGTAACTGAGCGACCGTTGTAGGCGCCAAGGCCTGTCGGTGGGTATTCAGAGCCATTTGCGTCACGGTGTCGCCAACCACCATCCTCATTGAATGTCATGTTCTCACCAGGCAAGAGGTTAAACTGCATAAGCTCTACAGAGTTTGTACCATCAAAGTGTTCAACGCCAACCATGCAAGTCGTGCCAGTAGAGTTATTAGTAACATACATTCCCTTGACGTTGCGCTGTATCGATGCACCAGGAGACGCTACTACTGTAGTAGTCGTCGCAGTTGTGATACGCGTATTCGTCCTGCCAGGAGTTATCACGCCAGAGGCATTATCGACATACGAGGCATGGACTTCGATTGTAGATGTAGCCGTACCGGTCGTAATCCTTACCACGTCTGATGTTGAAGTTAGTAGTAACATGAAATGTTCTCCTTACACGTATACGAAGCAGACATCACCATTTGCCCCTGTGCCACTCGAAGGCACGGAAGCAGAGACGGTGAGCGACATCGTTCCGTTAGCTTTATTACTTAAATCTGTTGTTAATCCAGTTATATCGGATTCAGCGTGAGTATGGGTGCTTGCAGCCTTGCCAGCCAGGTCAGTTACAAGATTGGTTACTTGTGACTCTGCAATCTGAATAGAGGTATTACCAGCGGCGGTCGTCAGCCCCTTGCCGTTGACCGTGAAGGTCGCTACTTGCGTAGCCGAGCCGAATAAGCCAACGTTGCTATTGACGGTTGCAAGTGTCAGAGCTGTTGCACCAGTCGCATCACCCGTATGAGTGGCATTAGTTACTTTGGCGGTATTTGCGGTTACTGAGGCAGTGGCAGCGACGGCGGTAGAGAAGTCTGAGATAGTCGAAGCAGTTTGCGTACCGGTATGGTTAGCGCGTGCGAGTAGTGTAGCGTCTGATGAGTTAGCAGTTGCACCCGTAGCAATACCGTCTAGCTTTGTACCATCTGTAGCTACGTCTCTGCCGTCCACAGTGCCAGCTACCGTCACAGAGCCTAAAAAGCCCCCATCCCAAATATTTGTTAAGGAATAAGTCTGTCCGTCAAGATTTCCACCGAGTTGTGGAGTCGCATCTTCAGATAGATTAGAAATTTGTGTCGTGACCCCTACTTTAGCTGTATTGGCTGCTACGGCTGAGTTATTTGCCACCTCTGTATCAAAATCGGTAATCTGTGAGGCGGTGTGGGTATGGGTTGTGTTCGCCTTGCCTGATAAAGCAGTTGTAACAGCCGAGGTCGTTGCGTAGCTCGATAAATCTTGGTCGCCAGTGTTTGTACCTGATAGATTGGATAATTTTGTAATGTCCGCTGCGGTGACGTATTTATTTGTTCCCTCTGATACATCATCGGTGTCTAGCACTACAACCCCTGTTGCACCATTGACCGAATCTACAGCACCGCTACCACCTGCGATGTCGATGTTACCACTACCGAGGAGCGATACACTGTTTATTGTCTTGATGTTCGTAGCAGATACAAGTGTGTCTTGTTTTGCTGCAATGGCTGCTGTAAGCCCTGTTATATCACTTTGCGCGTGAGTGTGAGAAGTATCGGCTTTATCCGCTAAACCGTCTGTAAGTGCCGTCGTGGTAGCGTAGCTGCCCGATGGTTGCTTACCAGCTAGTGCCAAATCGAGCCCAGCTATGGTAGCGGTAGATTGGGTGCCAGTATGGGTGCTTCTATCTCGTAGTGCAGCAGCGCTGACGTTATCAACATCAGGAAGACCAATTTGAGCTTTAGTAACACTATGGGGATTACTAACATTAGCAGTATGAGAAGTCACTGAAGCTGAATTTGCCTTCGCGTCTAGTGCTGCCTGAGCAGCTGCCGAGATTGGCTTGTTAAGGTCTGCCGTGTTGTCTACATCAGTCAAACCAACGTCAGACTTAGTAAGAACCACATCACCATCCCTGCCAGCGACACTCTGAACTGGGGCTGGGTAGCCGTTCATGTCAACTTCTATGCCACCTGGAGTCAGCCCATCACCAATATAGAGCTTCTTAGTGTCTGTCGTGAATAGAGGCTCTCCAACGTCAGGAGTTACGCTCAAGCGGTCAGCTTCGAGCCCACGTTTTACCTGAATCAACATTAGAATTCTCCGCCATCAACAAATTCTGAACCGCCTCCACCAACTCCCACGCCTGCATTTATGGCTTGAGATAGGTTTGCGAAGCTTTGGCTCACACTCTGACCAGCACGCTTGATAGTTAAGTGCTGTCTCTTGCGGTTGTTGTCTCTCATTGTCTTCATGAATATTTCAGCCTGTTTGTAGAACTTGTCTGCGTTTCGAGCAATAAATGGTACTGGGCTCGCGTCGCAGATGAAAGCAGCCATATAGGTTACAAGCCACTGTACGCTGTCAATCTTCACAGCCTGAGAGCCTAGAGTGTAGGCTGAAGGCTTGATGTAAGCTGGTAGGCGTATTGTTGTGCCAATAATGTCATCAGACAGGCTCTTCAAACGAAGACCGTCAGCGTAGATAGAACAGACATCAGAAACGGTTGTTGAGTCGAAAAGAGCTTGGTCGGTCATCTTGTACTTCTTAACTATAGTGCCAGTGCCATCAACAAAGTACACACTGTCAAACGGTGTGTTGCCAATGATAATGCTGCCTGGGTCGGCAATAGGGTATACAAAAGTATCAGCCGCAACAACATCGGCTAGGGTGTAGTCTATGTCAAAAAGGGATTGCCACTTCACATACGGAGTGGTTGCCCATGTCTCCATGACTTGGTTCAAAACATTGAGGTACGTCTTGAAATCGTCACCGTTTTCAGATAACGCCTCATATTCACCGTTTACTTTGGTGTATGCTTTTTCGATGATTTGTGCGACAGTAGCCATGATTTTTACCTCAACTCATTTTTGATTTTTTCTAATATCTCAGTAACCTCAGCACTTATCTCAAGCTGTACATCGGCTGTCCGCTCACCGGCTTTCGCCATGTTACGAATCTCAGTAGTTTTAGAGTGTTTAGCAATATATTTATCAAGAATTTTATGAAGTTTGTCTTTCTCTGTACGTTGCTCTTCAACTCTCTTTTGAGCTGCCTTATCAATAAACGCGTCACGAGTAACCCGTTGGATTGTCTCACTTGATTGATACTCAGTGTCCATTACTGTGTTACTCCTGCCTCTATAGGTTGTGCGACATCTGCCGCCGTCAGCCCAATCCCGTACTTGGCAGCAGCTTGAATCTTACCGGCTGGTGGTAGGTCTTTGAATGAAATTGATACTGTTGGCGCTTTCACTTCATCCATCTTCGCATTTTTCTGCTCAGCTTCTTTGGCTGCTTGCACTCGAGCTTGCTCTTCTTCTTGAGCAACCTGAACAAGTGAATCCTGCATAACTTTGGATATTTTCGCACTATTCTCAAGGTTTGAGCTCTTAGTCATTTCTTCCATAAGTAGCGGCATTACAGAGCGCATGACCTTCCCCATACTTGGGTCAGACTTGGCAGCCTCAAACATACCTGTCATAAAGGTATTGAGCCGCTTCAAATCTTCTTCTTTCGCCATGTCGCGTGTACTCTCAAAGTTAACGCTAATATTGACACCACGAGAGTTACTTAAATCAAGCTTGACCTCATTATTTTCATTGACATAGTTGCTGTTAACGCCAGCTGCTTCTCGCACTAAATTAGCATACTCTTCATCAAGCTGAATCATTGGGACGGCATTATTCTTATCAGCTATAGCTTTTACTTCAGCGAGGTAGATATTGATTTTATTTTCCATCACCATCTCAAAATAAGTCTCATAGTTCTTGCGGTAGTAATTGTTATCAACATCAGCTTTTTCACGCTGGTCATTTACGCCAGCTTGAGTCTTTGAATAGGTTGGGTCGCCAACACTCGCTGAAATACTACTATCACTAGAGGCGGGTAATGATGTGAGCAGTACCGTCTTCAATAGATTGTATAGATTGGGGAAATTCTGAATTGTCTGAGTATCAATCGGCAGTAAGTCAACCTTGCCCTCTTCATCGTTCAGGAACATGGTGTTGCCCTTAGTCAAACTGAACGTGTCCTCATTGAGCGAAATACCCTTCACTGTCTTCGCTGGGTCGGTGTTGTAATCGCTCGTGTAAATAAAGTTGCGGAGCAATGAAGTCAATGATTGTTGTACACCATACGCCATATCGACAAGTGAGCGTCCCATAATTGAGCTACCATCATAGTCTGAATATAGACCAACAACACGACGACGACCACTAAGATTAGGAACCACGCGGAGAATCGTCTCAGAGGCATAGTGCCAATCAACTACCCAGTTATCATCGGTATACTTGAAGAGCTCAAACATATTGTCTGGGAGCCCTTCCATCGCAGCTTTAATATTGACATTTTGCTTACCAGTATTTTGCCCAGCACCATAATCAAAAACTTTTTGCAGTCCTTCTTTAGACCAAGTACCACCAATCTCGTCATCATTACCAGCAATCAGCTTCTTAATATCATCTTCAGTCTTTAGCGTTCGGAACTGCGTAAAATTGGTGCTATTGAGATTAGTTGACCATGCTTCAGGATAAAGGTCGCCCCAGTAGATTGGAATTTCGTCCACAGTATATTCGCCGTGGTCGTTCTCGAATGGTAAATAGACTGCCTTTGCCCCAAATGTAGCCGCATCGCGTAGTTCAATCCACTGCTTCTGAAGCAAACCATAGCCCTTAGATGAACCAGCACGAAGAAGAATCTTTACAGCAATAAACTCATACACGAGGTCTTCAGCTTTACTCCGACTATGCCCATCACAGGTAAATGTTGCAAACTTTTGAATAACATTCTTTGGCATTTTCTCAAGATACGAAGCTAACGTGTTATCAACAAGCTCATTGTATTCCATCTGACCACTGGTGTTAACAGGGGGTTTACGGTAGAAAATACGCTCGTTACGCTCAGCAAAGCCAGTCGTTACTCTATCCATAAATTCTTGACTTGCATCAAGCTTCTTTACGAGGTCTGCGGCTGTGAGTGGGAATCCGTTATTCATATCTTTGTTTTTATTCCTTTGTTATCTTTATAATACCACAACTAGAAACTTCTGTCCGAATAATTTTGTGTACGGTCTTTTTTGACCTCGTTACCGAGCTTCACTTTTATGCTAACTGGAGTATATTTGCCCTGAGTTACAGATGCCATCGAGCGCTTACCAACTGGCGACCATTTGATACCTGTGTTGCCTCTATCGCCTGGCTTATTGGTTGCACTGCGCCCATTGCCACTACGACCCCAAGGAGTGAAGCCCTTGTCTGCGTCAGGGTAATTAGCGGCTGGAGTTGCACCCTTACTGCCAAGCAACGCATTTAGAGCGTTCCAAAGGTAGGTTTGACCCGAGCGAGTTGAGCCAAGACCGTCAGCTTCGAAGAACCCAGTCTGGTCAAGCTCATCAAACAAGCCGAGCATCTTCTGGTAATTCTCTGAACCACTGAGGATGTCAACATAAGTCTGCTCGTTTTCAGCCTTAGCTGCTGCATACTGCTCGTAGCTGATATTTTTCGCCTTGAATTGTGCATATAGGTCGTCATTCTTCTGAGAAACCTCAAACATAATATCTCGCTGGTCAGCTGGCAAATCGGTCTGTGCGATGGCGTTTTTAATCGACTGCATTGACAAAGGCAGTTTTGAGTTCTTCGTGCCGTCTTTGTTTGGCACTGACACATCAGAGTAGAGATTTTTGCCATCCAAAGTAAGCAGTTCGTTGCCCGAGTCGCCATAGAAGCCTTCACGAATTTGAGTAGACAAATCAGTAAGCTTGGCATTTTTCTCAAGTTTTTTCGTGTTGTCGGGCTTGCCGTCTACTGCATCGAGGAAGGTAATTGAGTCGTGGACTGACTTGAAGTTGTTGTTTTTGCCTGTGTCATAGGTGTTGAACATATCCTGAGTATTCTTGCCAAGACCAGCCTCACGACCATAATCAACCAAATCTGTGATTCTGTCATTGAACTCGGCTGTATTAGCGTCGTTGATGGTTTTATTGCTCACAACACCCTGATTGTCGACAGTACGGACACGTCCAGCGTTGTCGCGGCTATCTTTCAAGCCGTTGTAAAAGTCTGGGTCATAGCTCTTTTGAACGGTGTTCTTAAACCACTGCCATGTGCTGTCTTTGTCATAGACAGTCTTGGCGTTCAGACTTTCACCTTTTTTGCCTGCAATATACGGCTGTACGCTGTTATTGCTAAATGGCACAAACGATTTGGCGGTGTTCACGGCGTAAGCTTTTGCCTTATAGCCGTTATCTTCACCACTCATAAACGAGTCCACTGCACCAGTTGTGGTATTGAACTGGTCGATATACGGCAAGCTGCCTGTAACCATCCCAGAGTAGTAGCTCGCATCACGAACCTTACCCGAAGCAATATCATTCCACATGGCTTGACCCGTCCCAGCAAGAGCGATAGGCAGCTCAAGTGAAGTAGCGCGAACAGGGATATATTTATTGTCACCGACTTTGACTGACCAGCCACGAGGCTTGTCAACTTCATCACCATCGTTATAGACAACGACACCAGCACTCGCCAGTGCTGCTGCACCGCCCATAATACCGTAATCGACTAATTTGCTCTTGATGAGATTGATCGCGTTGGCGGCTCCGCCTCTCTGGTCGGCTCGAATTTCATCGAGCAGACTCTTTGCAAATGGATTGAGGTCTTGTTTGGCGGTAGTCTTCATCAAGTTTGTCGCTGTACGCACAAATGGGAATATCAGGTTCTTCATAGCGCTCAGAGCGCGAGCCTTCGTACTATCAGCTTTTGCTATGCCTGCAATCATCTGGTCAGCAAGGCTAGAGTGAGTCTCTACACTCTTGAGGTAGTCTGCTTTTGCCCCATCATCACCAGTACGGATATATTCTTTCCAAGCCTTGAGTGCTTTTTCAGCTTGACCACGGTTACTCATACCGTTATCAACACCAATAAAGGTGTTGACGAGCGCTTCCATCTCGTTACCAGCCGTACCAGATAGCTTCTTGGCATCAGCAGGAGACAGCTCGCGCCCTTCTAGCTCTTTGAACGCCCACTTAGTAAACTCTTGCCTGACAGCGCCCCTACGGGTATTAGCGAGAGCTGTGGTGGGTATCATAGCTGTTCGATAGACGTTACCAACGACATATTTAACTACCTCTGCGGCAGAGCGAGGGGTATCTCCCCAATGGCTTAACTCAGCCTTGGCAGTGTCTTTAAGGATATTACCATTACCAAATGTGCTCTTCGCCATTTTGACGGGGTTCTTGATAGCCAGTTTTGTATTGGCTGTGATTTCCTGGAATATATTTCGCTCAAGCAACCCAGCGCTAGAGAGAATACTCGCGTTACGAGTACCAATAGCATCGACAAGCCCATTGACAAACTGAGCCTTACGGTCTCCGCTAATCTCCAGCCGTTTAATCTCCTGCATGAGTCGGCGAGTAATGATACCTAGTTCACGCCCAGCGCGACGGTTCTGCTTCGATATATCTTCACTGACACCATCGACACCATTTTCGGCATAGCCTTTTTGGTTAGTCTCATCGAGCCTGTTGTACTCGCGGAGCTGCTTATCAAATGCTTTGAACTGAGTGGAAAGACGCTCTGCCTGTTTTGGCTTTACCTTACCATCGCGGAGAATATCATCAATAGGACTTGCGGCATCTTTCTCTACACCAGCAGCCGTCGCTATTTCTTTTTTCACGTCCTTACTACTAGCCAATTTTGGCATTAAGCGTTCAGCAACTTGCTTCGGCGTGAGCTTGCCGTCAGTTGGCGTTTCCATTTGAGGAACATTGTCAGCGACAGGTGTAGCAGCCTCAGCCTCCTTGAGCTTCTGGTTGATAGCAGCCTCATCAGCCTGGCTAGCACCAGCCCGAGACTCTTGCAGCTGACGGACTTGTTCAGTAGGTACGACAGGTGTGTTCGTGTCCGTTATCGGGACGTTTTCGCTAGGTCGCACAATACCGTCTGCTACAGGAGCTTCTGCTGGAGTTATGTTATCGGTAATACGAGCTTTACTAGGGTCTAGTACTATAAGCTCATTGCCACCCCCATTGACTAAATGAACCCTCACAGAAGTTATACCATTATCTTGTAAGAATTTGACTAGCTCAGGGTTAGTCTCAAGAATGTCAGCGCTCAAGCCAGTAGGACTTGTCAATTGGTTCTTCGTGCGAACAGACAAGCCACCAAAATTAGGGGTTTCAGTGAGTTGTTTGAGCTTATCAAAGTCATAAGCACCCAAAACATCACCCTCCACATCGACATCATAGACACGACCAGTAGAAGAATCTTGGAGTTCGCCGATACCATTCCCTTCAGTACCTCTATTTTTTGTATAATTCGCAGCAGTATCAGCATTTTCAGCAAGATAGACAAGATTCCTGCGCTCATTTGAACCAGTCTGAGAACCAGGGACTAATTCAGTTAAATTCTCATTAGTAGAACCGTGATACGCCCTAGTAACCTCGGGAATTGAAGGGACTGGAGTTGCACCGACTGGGGCAACTACACCATCGGCGACAGGAGCTTGTGGTGTTACTATTGGAGCAATGTCTTCTACCCCACCCACAATAGGCATCCTATCAGCAGGACGAAGTGCCTCGATAGCCTTGCCAGTTGCCCTACCAACGCCATGACCAGCAAGGTCAAGACCGCCCTGGAGCATACCACCAATAACTGCATCTGTGCCACCAGCCTTGAGAGCCTCGCCCATGTCACCTGTTCGCCCATACTCTTGAGCAGTAGTGGCAACACCCTGAGAGCCACCAAAAAAGGCTGCATCACGTCCAGCAATCCGCACGACTGGACTTGTCATAATTCGAGGTATAAGTTTAGCCCCTTGTGTGACGACAGGCTTCACTGCATTTTTAGCAATAGCAGCAGGGTTCATGAACATCGTTGCGTCAAGACCAACTTGGAGCCCCTTGCCAGCGACAGAGGCAACATCACGAATACTCGCCTTATCGTTGACAATATTAAGCGCCTGTTGCTCAACGTCTTGGGTGCCGACAAATTTATTGCCAGTAATGTCTTTTTTGCCGTGGAGCCAACCTCTGACCTTCTCAACTTCTGCTAAATGATTCTGAAGGTCTTGACCGTTCCTAGCCGCTAGATACGGGATAGCACCAGCTTGGATAGCGACATCTCCAGCGGAGGCAAGCCCTTGCTGTATACCAGCACCAACCCCTTTCAAGAAGCCCTTAACACCACCTTCTTCTTTAACAGGCATATATTTTGGAGCAGCAGCTTGCTCCTGTACGGTAGTTTCTGCCTGTTGCCTTGCAAGCGCCGCTGCATTTGCCTCTCGAGCTGCTTGCTGACGACGAGCTTCAGCAATTTGCGCATCACGCTGTCTTTTTTGTTCATCGACTTGAGCCTTCTCAGCTGAAAGCAAGTAGTTACCTTGAGTTGCAGTTGGTTGACTTGGCTGGTCAAAGATACCATCAGTTGCAACAGCCGAATCAGCACCACTTAGAGCAGGCTGCCATGACCCACTCTGAACAGATGCAACAGTCTTAACTGGCATACCAAAAAGCTCATTTTTCTTCTGTTCTTCGTCGTCACCCCATTTTATAAGCGCCATTTTTTATTTTGTCCTTTTGGGTTATAAAATCATTATAGCAAAAGAAGCCTGCAAAATATACAGGCTTCTTTTTAGGTTGCTAATCAGATTAGCTAGCAACGATAGTTGCAACACCCTTACGCTTTGGCGTAGACACGACACAAGTGTACATGTAAAGACAGAGCAAGAGTGAACCGAAGGCAGCGGCACTTTCGCCAACCTTGGAATCATCCAAGAAGCGAGGAGCTGAGACAACGTGCGGGTTAACAAGGACTGCGAGCGTGTTAGCTGGGAGGATGTCAGCAGGGACTTCCTTCAGTTTCACACCAGCAAGCATACCTAAGTCACCAGTTCGGAGGCTGCTCTCAAGACCAGCTGTGAATGGGTCAAGCTTGCCACTATTACGGATGTTATTCGCAGTAGTAGTACCAACGTAACCAATAACATTCTTGAACAAACGTGCATTAACAATGTAAGCACGAGCTGTTAGCCAGTCAGCATAACCATCAGCCGTCGCAACGTGGTCTTGGTTCGTCACAACTGCGATAGCTGCAAGAATACCAAGTCGGTAAGCGTCGATTAATGGGACGAGCTGCTCGGAGACAATAGCACTGAGGACTTTTCCACCTTCGGTAATGCTGTTGTTGGTAGCGATAACAGTGCGGTCAAGGAACTGCTTGATGTCTTTTTGCTGGTCAAGCGTATACGTGTTGATGGTTGAGTCAACATTGGTAATACCAGCGATTTGAGCGCTAAACGTCTGTGACGCGTCGTGCGTAGTGACTGCACCGGCAGTAGTTACGGTACGAACTTTAACGGTCTTAGAACCTTTTTCAAACTTGATTTCTTTACTGTTTCCTTCAAGTTCTTTGGTGAAGCTCTCATCATCAAAAGGTTGGTCGATGACAGGGCTATAAATCTCACTGGCAGTTATTGCCATAATGGTTTTCCTTTTCTTTTAGTGTACTAATATTGTTTATGTTGACGAAGCATATAAATACGTCCCGCCTTTGTTTTACGTCAGAGTGGTGAACCTCTTTTACACCTATATTTTTTCAATAAAACAATTAGCTACTTATAATATATCACCTAGATTATGGTCTCGCAAGTATTTTGCCATTTTTTCTAGCAGTTTAGGATTGTCCAGCGCCATACCGACAGCTACGTTACAGCGGTTGCACAGGAACCCTCTAAACGCATTTGTAATATGGTCGTGGTCAAACGCGACGCGGTGAGTGCTCGCGCACACTTCGCATACCAGGACTTCTGGGACGGTAGTCGGGTCAAGACCATACTTTTTTATTTGGTTACGACGAAAGCGAAGTTTATCCTGTATTAAGAGCTTCTCTTTATTATTTTCCCGATAGACTTTCATAGACGATTTGCTTTTGGCGTATGAGTTTCTGCGTTGCTCACGAATAAGCTCGGGGTTGTCATGATACCACTTTCGAGAGGCTTCATTCTTCTTAGCCTTGTTCTTCAAGTGGTACGCTCTTGCATAAGCCCGTCGTTCTTCTATATTTGCGTGTGGCATATCGACTACAGTATAGCATAAAATAATCGACCAGCCTAGCATTTGCAACAAGGAAATCACCCCCGAGAGATAGGGGCGATTTGGATAGGGAGTAGAGTGGGGTAAAACAACTAGCAAAACCCCACCAACGATGCCAATTATTGCCGAGTCAATTGACTATCTTGAAGGCACTGAGCCTGGTAACGCCGAAGGGAATACCCCTGTTATTGTTGGGCTGAAAATTCATCCGAAGAAAATTCTTGATGCGTT